TGACTGGCCCAATAATGTGTTTATCATTAGGATAGCTCTATGGCTAATTATGTATCTTTAGTTAATCAAGCATTACGCCGTGTCAATGAAGTTGAACTTGACTTAGGTGGTGATGGCTTTAGTGATGCACGTAACTTGCAGGCATTGGCTAAGGATGCTATCAACTCTGCTATACGTGAACTTCTTCAACACGCACAAGAGTGGCCTTTTACTTTTACAACATATACGCAAGCCTTGACTGCTGGTACAGGTGTCTACACTTTGGCGGATGACGCTTCTAAGGTAGACTGGGATACGTTTTACATTAAGCGTTTATCTTCTAAAAGTAACACACCGGAGAAACTTCCCGTCATTACCTATGAAGATTATCTTAGGTATCATCGCTCTAGTGAAGACGTAGGTGGTTCAGATGCTTATAGTGTACCTACTAAGATTTACCAGACGGAAGACTTGAAGTTTGGTGTTACACCATTGCCTGACGATGCTTACGAGATTGAGTATCGCTACTGGTCTTACCCTGATGACATGACTCAGTATGATGATGTGTGTATTATACCTGATAGGTTCAACACTGTTATTGTAGATGGTGCAGTAATGCACCTCATGCGTTTCCGTGCTAACGAGCAGAGTGCTGCATTATACCAGCAGAAGTTTGAGGATGGTATGGATAACATGCGTCGCTTGTTGCTTGACTCTCCTTTGTACCTGACATCAACAGTCATTGCAGGTAAGCACTTCAACTCCGTATCAGGCACTAACTAATGGCTGATAACCTACGTACCTTTGCTACACCCTGCTCAGGTGGCTTGGTAGTTAATCAAGACCCTCTTACTCAGGGCGGTCAGATGGCAGGTTCTGCCACACGGTTGATTAACTACGAGCCTGCCTTGAATGGTGGGTATAGACGTATCAGTGGGTATAGCAATACATATGGTGAAGTACCCGGTGAGTCTGATACAGCAGTTCTAGGTGTACAAGTATCTGCTGATATTAATGATGGTATCTTTGCTGCACGTAAGCCTACTTCTGGTAACAACTACCTGCACAAGTGGAACAACTCTACAACATCTTGGGATGCTATCACTACAGTAGGTTCTCCTACTATGGTAGGCGTATCTAAGGTACGCTTTGAGAGCTTTAACTGGGGCGCAGCTAAGTTTGCTACGGTAGACGGTGTTAACCCCGCTTCTACGTGGGATGGTACTACCTATGTTCAGCTTACAGGTGTTCATGCGCCCAGCGCACCTAGCCTAGTTGCAGCGTTTAACAATCACCTATTCCTAGCAGGGGATAGTTCAGAGCCTTATAACTTGTACTTCAGTGCGAATCTAGATGAAACAGACTGGACTACTGCAAGCGGAGCAGGTGTCATCAACGTAGGCTTTGAAGTAGTACAGCTTAAAGCATTCCGTAATGAGATGTATATCTTTGGGCGCAATAACATTAAGCGCTTAGTTGGTAATAACATTGCTGATTTTGTGTTACAGACTGTAACGTCTAACCTTGGTTGTGTAGCACCTGATAGTGTCGCTGAGTTTAATGGTGAGATCCTATTTTTAGCACCTGATGGTATCCGCCCTGTTACTGGTACAGATCGTATTGGCGATATTGAGCTTGCTACATTGTCTAAGCCTATTCAGTCTATCTTTGAAGACTATACAACTAACGAAGACTTAGCTACTATGACTACAGTAGTCTTGAAGAAGAAGTCACAGTTCAGGTTGTTCTTCGCTAACCAAGACTCTCTGGGTATCATTGGTGCTATTCGTCGTAGTGGTACAGCCGGTACAGGCTTTGAGTTTAGTCAGCTTGTAGGCGTAGAGGTTAACTGTGCGCATAGCGGGTACATTGGCGATGAAGAGTTTGTCATTCACGGTGACTCAAACGGTTACGTATTTCGTCAAGAAGTAGGTAATGACTTTGATACTAGAGAGATCTTTAGCTTATTTCAAACACCCTTCTATTACATGGATGACCCAGCACTACGTAAGTCTTTCTATGATGTAGATACTTACATGCGCTCTGAGGGTGAAGTCACAGTGACTATGGCTGTAGATTATGACTATGGAGACCCTACAACTACTCTATCATCAGACTATTTCTTATCTACGGCTGGCGCTGCAGCCTATTATGACAAGGCTACGTTTGACTCTACAGACATATATGATGGCAACCCTTCCCCTGTAGAACGTACAACTATTGCTGGCTCTGGTAAATCTGTATCTATTCGTTACGTTGCTAATGACACTAACCCCAGTCATACCATTCAAGCCATTACACTAACATACGGCCTACACGACAGGCGCTAGAAGAGGATTAAAACATGTCAGGCTATACACGCCAATCTGTTGCAGACATTGTGCCTACCGCTGTAGTCCGTGCAGCACCGATCAACGCAGAGTACAACAAACTACGTGATGCTTTTGCGCAAAGTAACACAGGTACTACAGGTCACAAACATGACGGTACATCTGATGAGGGTTCCTACGTACCTCTTATTGCAGATACTGATGCGAAAAACAAGGTAAGCGTAAACACAGGGCAGAACCGCATTGAGTTCTACTCAGAGGTGTCCTCTGCTCCCGTAGCTCAGGTGTACGTACAGGATGGTGTAATCCTCCCTGCCCTCAATAATGATATTGACCTAGGCTCTGCTGCACTAAAATACAAGGACTTCTACCTGAATGGTACAGCAAGTGTTGGTGCTATTGTTGCCGCTACAGCTGACATCAATGCGGGTACGATTGACGGTACTGTTATTGGCGGCACTACTGCTGCTGCTGGTACCTTTACTGACCTAACATCTACAGGTACTTCTACTCATGCAACAGTAGACATTAACGGCGGGGCTATTGATGGTACTGTTATTGGTGCGACTACCCCATCTACTGTTGTGGGCACAACTATTACAGCCAATACTCAGTTCACAGGTGACTTGGTTGGTGATGTAACAGGTGCTGTAGTAGGTGACCTAACGGGTGACGTTACTGGCAATGTAACAGGGAACCTCACCGGTAACGTAACAGGTAATGTTACCTCTACAGGTACTTCTACTTTCTCTGCAATCGACATTAACGGTGGGGCTATTGACGGTACCCCTATTGGTTCCAGCACACCATCGACAGCAGTATTCTCCAGCGTAACCTCTACAGGCGCTACTATTGCCTCTGCTGACATTAATGGTGGGACCGTTGATAATGCTACTATTGGCGCAACTACACCATCGACCATTGTTGGTACGACTATTACAGCTAACACAGGCTTTGCAGGTGACCTGACAGGCGATGTAACAGGTAACGTAACGGGCGCTCTTACTGGTAACGTAACGGGCAATATCACAGGTAATTTAACGGGTGATGTAACTTCGACGGGTACGTCTACTTTTAATGACGTTACCATTAACGGCACACTAAACATGAATGGTGCTACTACAGCAACTATTACTAACCTGACGGAGCCTACCAATTCTCAGGATGCAGCCACTAAAAACTACGTAGATACTGCTGTGTCTGACTTGGTGGACTCTGCACCTGCTGCACTAGATACTCTTAATGAGCTTGCTGCTGCACTTGGTGATGATGCAGACTTCAGCACTACTATCACAAACAGTATCGCTACTAAGCTGCCTCTTGCAGGCGGGACTATGTCTGGCGATATCAACATGTCTACCAATAGTGTGACAGGCTTGGCTGATCCCACGGCCAACCAAGATGCTGCAACTAAAGCCTACGTAGACACAGCCGACGCAACCAAGCTCAACCTGTCTGGCGGTACTATGACAGGTAATGTTGTAATGGGTGCTAACAAAGTTACGTCTACGGCAACACCAACTGCAAATGATGACTTGACACGTAAAGGGTATGTAGATACTATTTTAGGTAGTGCTACCGCTGCTGCGACAAGTGCTGCTGCCGCTGCTACCTCAGAGTCTAATGCTGCTACAAGTGAAGCTAATGCTGCTTCTTCTGAGAGTGCTGCTGCTACCTCGGCAAGCAATGCTTCTACAAGTGAGACCAACGCTGCTTCCTCTGCTTCTGCTGCACTCACTTCTGAGAACAATGCTGCTGCATCAGAGACAGCCGCTGCTCTTAGTGAGACTAATGCTGGGACATCAGAAACAAACGCTGCATCTAGTGCGTCTGCTGCATCTACAAGCGAAACTAATGCGGCTACTTCTGCGACTAACGCTTCCAATAGTGCATCGGCAGCATCTACTTCAGAGTCCAATGCAGCTACCAGTGAAACTAATGCGGCTAGCTCTGCCGCTGCAGCAGCAGCTTCGTATGACAGCTTCGATGATCGTTACTTAGGTGCTAAGGCTAGTGAGCCTGCTCTAGACAACGACGGTGATGCTCTTATTACAGGTGCTTTGTACTTCAACAGTACGAATGGCACTATGTACATCTACACAGGCTCTGCTTGGTCTGCTGCTGTGTTTGATACTGCAGGTGCTATGTTTGGTGCCAATAACCTGTCAGACGTAGACAGTGCCGCTACATCCCGTACTAACCTTGGTGTAGCGATTGGTACAGACGTACAGGCTTATGATGCTAACATTGTTAGCGATGCTTCTTATGTACACACAGATAACAACTACACTACGACTGAGAAGAATAAACTAGCTGGCATTGAAGCGGGTGCAACAGGGGATCAGACGGCCTCTGAGATTCGTGTCCTCGTAGAATCAGCCACAGACAGTAACGTGTTTACTGATGCGGATCACACAAAGTTAAATGGCATTGAGGCGGGTGCTAATGTAACTGATGCTGGGAATGTTAATCCACTTGTAGACACACACCTGAACACTGGCACTGCCTCTTCTGGTGAACTTCTCTCCTGGAATGGTAGTGACTATGAGTGGGCTCAAGCTGGTGCTATCAACGATGTCTTTTATGAAAACTCAACAACAGTATCTTCAGACTATACAATTACTTCTGGTAAAAATGCAGTATCTGCTGGCCCTGTCACTATCGCAAGTGGTGTCACAGTTACAGTGCCTACCGGATCAAGATGGGCGGTGGTATAACACATGACAACGATCAAGGTAAACACAATCACAGACGCTGCGGGTACTGGCGCACCAAACATTCCTGATGGGGTAACGCTTGCTGGTGTAGCCCTAGCATCTGCAAACACGATGGATTACTATTCTCAGGGTACTGAACCATCTAGCCCTAAAGATGCTGCTGTGTGGTATGACACGAGCACCGACCAGTTCTATATGTATGTTAATGAAGCTTGGGTTGAGGTGAGTTATACAAACCTCCCCACATGGTTTGGGGGTAGAGCAATTTATGCCAGCAATACTACTTCAACAAATGTGGATTATGTGACTATAGCTACACCGGGAAATTCAACAAACTTTGGCAACCTGACAGTTCATAGAGACCAGTCTGCAGCTTGCTCTAACGGTACAAAAGGTGTTTTTGGCGGGGGCCTGAATCGGAGCACTTTTGTGGCTGCAAACGAGATAGACTATTTTACTTTTGCTACTATTGGAAATGCCACAGACTTTGGTGATTTGCTCGCTGCTACATATACTAACGCAGCTTGTTCTGACGGTACTTATGGCGTTTTTGCTGGTGGCTATCAATATCTTAACACTATACAATACATAACTATCTCAAGCACAGGAAATGCTGTGGATTTTGGCGACTTATCGGTTGGCAGAAATGGTCTAGCAGGTTGTTCAGATAGTACCTATGGTGTTTTTGCTGGAGGTTATAAAACAGGGGGACAGCTAAGTAACGACATAGAATATGTAACTATCGCAACTTCAGGAAACGCAACAGATGTTGCCAGTTTAATACAGAGCAGAAGGCTGCTCGCAGGTTGTTCTAATAAAACTAGGGGTGTTTTTGGCGGAGGTCTCACTTCATCAAATAGAAACACCATTGATTATATTACTATCGCAAGCCAAGCCAACGCCACAGACTTTGGTGACTTAACTGTAGCTAGGTACGGTTTGTCTGCGGCATCAGACGGGACATATGCAGTCTTTACGCCGGGAGATAAGCGTACTACACTAGATTATATCTCTATAGATACTCCCGGAAACGCCACAAGCTTCGGTAGTTCTGGATTTGTCTACGGCGGCGATTCCGCATGTTCAGGAGACTAACACATGAGCACCTTTAATACAACAAACATCGAAAACCTTACGGGTGGTACTCCTGAGTTTAGCCAAGGCTTGACTGTAGGTGGTACCGCTATCGGTTCACTCATCACCATGACCGAGTACTACAGCCAAGCTGGGGAGCCTTCGTCTCCGGCCAATGGTGCAGTCTGGTGGGATGGCACTAATGCGTATCAGTATATGAATGGTGCGTGGAGGATTTTGAGTGTTACTGCTCCGCCACCTCCGTTTGTTGGGTCTCGTGGCCTTTTTGGCGGAGGGACTACAGGTTCTAACACCAATGTCATAGACTACGTAACTATTACTACTACAGGTAATGCTACAGACTTTGGCGATCTTAGTTTAACCCGTCAAGGTCTAGCCTCTTGCTCTGATGGTTCTCGTGGACTCTTTGGTGGTGGTTACACTTCAACTATCGTTAATACTATTGATTACGTAACTATTGCTACTACAGGCAATGCTATAGATTTCGGAGATTTGACGCAATCAAGACAGATATTAGCCTCTTGCTCTGATGGTTCTCGTGGACTCTTTGGTGGTGGTGTTGCTTCGACCATAACTGATACCATTGACTATGTAACTATAGCTACTACAGGTAACGCAGTAGATTTTGGTAATCTAAATAACGCCAGAGGTGGTTATTTTTCTTGCTCTGACGGCACCTACGGACTTTTTGCTGTAGGTACCTCTACTTTTAACGTTATTGACTATGTGACTATCGCCACACTTGGTAACGCAGTAGATTTTGGCGACCTTAGTGAAACCCGAGGTACGGCGGGTAGTTGCTCCAATAGTACAAGAGGTCTTTTTGGTGGTGGTAGCAATGCCTTAACAGGGGCCAGAGTTACCACCATAGATTATGTAAATATTGCTGTTCCAAGTAACGCAACAGACTTCGGGGACTTAACGGTTGCAAGATCAAATCTGTCAGCTTGTTCTGATGGTGTCTACGGGCTTTTTGGTGGGGGTCTTAATGATGCCTTTTCTGGAGACAACACAATAGATTATGTAAGCATAAATACGACAGGTAATGCTACAGATTTTGGTAACCTTACAGTAGGTCGCCGTGTACTAGCCGCATGTTCAGGAGACTAAAATGAGCACCTTAAAAGTAAACTCCATCACCAACAACGGTGCAGCAGTGAACTTCCCTGCTAGCCTCAAAGCAGGTAACGGCTATGCTGAACGTGAATACTATGACCAAACAACGGAACCTACGGGTGTAGCTGACGGGGCTATCTGGTGGAATGACTCAGATGAAACCCTGAAGATGTACATTGATGGTGGGTGGTATACTGTTACTCAGGTCATTCCAGCAAACCCCATTACAGGCAGTATTGGCGTTATTTTTGCTGGTGAGGTTTCGTATAGTGCAAACAACACTATCAACTACTTCTCCATACCTACCTTGGGTAACGCTTCAGACTTTGGTGACACAAGCGTTACAAGGCAGCTACAAGCTGCTTGCTCAAATAAGACTTATGCTCTCAATGGTGGTGGTTACAGCGATGCTGCGTCAAATGTTATTGACTACGTGACAATATCAACACCCTCTAACGCCACAGACTTTGGTGACCTCACTGTAGCAAGACATTTTCTGGCATCTTGCTCCAGTACTACACGTGGAGTTTGGGCTGGCGGTCTTACCTTCAATACTATTGACTATGTGACTGTAGCAACGCCCGGAAACGCCACAGACTTTGGCGATCTAAGTTTGGCTAGGTATGGTCTTTCTGGATGCTCGGATGGAACAACAGGCGTTTTCGCTGGTGGTGCTGGGCCTGCTGAACAAACAAGAGTAGACTACATTACCATAGCTACCACAGGTAATGCAGTAGCTATGGGGGACCTTACATCAACAAGAAAATATTTATCTAGCTGTGCTGGTGCGTTTCGGGCGCTCTTCGCTGGTGGAGATGAAAGCGGGACACCCGTAAATACAATCGAGTACCTGACTATTACAACAGCAGGGTATGCCACAGACTTTGGTGACCTTACTGTAGCGAAGCACACAACTGCTGCTTGTTCTGACAGCACTTATGCCACTTTTGGGGGTGGCTCTGAATTTAATAGCAGAACAGAAAACACTTACGTTTCTATAGAAACGCCAGGCAATGCCGCAGTATTTGGTACTTTAACCCTAGCTTTGGAGGGTGGTTCTGCTTGCTCTGGGGATTAAACTGTAGTACACTACCAGCCACTCAACAACAACAAGGAATAACAGATGGCTAACGAAATCACAACTCAAAAGGTAGCATTTGATCTGCCTACACTTAGTACCAACAACATCAATGCTGCTGCTGTAGCTAGGGTAAACGAATATCTTCCAGAGTTAGAAGAAAAAACTCGTTCCTTTGATCGTAACAATAGTCAGCACACTTTGTCTTTAATGACCCTAACTATGCTAAATGGTCAGTCG